GAAGACGTGCCCATAGTACCACAAGGGGTATTATAAACAGCTGTAGGACCGACACCAAGAGTGGCGGTTTGAATAATAGGAGCTATTACTTGATAACCAAAACGAGTTTCGTCAGTAAAGGCATAGTATAAAGTCATATTGATTGGGTCTCCAGCTTGATTTTCGGCAAACTGAAATATAAAACTACCAAGATCACTAATAGCTAATGTTGAAGGAACATTCGGAGAATCCATTTTCTGTGGACCACCGATAAACTTAAACATACTAACATTCGGAATTGAAAACTCATAAAGAGCTGAAGCTTTACCGCTAGTAGCAACGGCACTTGTAGGATTAGCTGTCCATGTGACAGGAAACTCTTGAAAAGGAACCGGAAACAAACCACGTAAAGCATCATCATCTTTAAAACCAGGAGATAACAAATCAGGAATAGTGTAATAATAAGTTGTAGACGCAGCACTAACATTTTGAGGAACATAGAAAATTTGAGAAACTGTACACCCAAAAACTTTTAACTTAAACTTCAAACCCATATTCTTACCATAATACATAGCAGGAATAATGGCGTTTGAGCCTCTATAAAGACCATCATAATCTTCAACAACTAAAGGAGCGGGATTAATTCGAATTGTAGCAAACTGAACACCAGTCAAAGGAATACCAGCATAAGCGGCAAATTGGAAACGTCTTACTAAATCTCTAACATTGACTAAAGGCTTAAGCCTAGTCATATCTAAATCCATTTCAGCTGTAGAGCCATCTAACATTTCATGTTGATCACTGGGAGCATTCATAACTTTAGCTGTAACAAAAGATTCACCAACAAAATTAACTACTTTAGACAAAGAAGAATCATCACTAATAGGAGCATCAGCCACAGGGGCAACGCCATTCAAAGTAATTTTCCCTCTTTCAGTCGAATAACCAAAATATTGAAAATCTTCATCACAAGACATATAAACGTTAAACTCAACAGTAGTAGGCACAGCATCACCTGACACCAATGGTTGAGCCAAATAAACGTAATACATTCCATGATGAATCATATTACAATTAGTATTACGAGTATTATAAAGCAAATTAGTTCTGGCAGCATAAGGTATGTCAACAATTAAAGTTTGATTACCAGCAGAAAACTCTAAAAGCTCAGAAGGAGCAGAAAGAACAGTGGTCATGGTAGGAAAACCATTAACCACTCCAGTAATAGGACAGTAATATTTAATAACTTTAAGTTTAGCATAATGTTTATTAGTCATAGAAGATTGAATGTGGATCTTTAGTCCACCTTTCCAAGCTCTAGTAGCAAAATAAAGGGCTTCTATATTATTAGCAATAGTAGATCCATGAGTGGAAAAACCTTGCCAAGGTGTCATAGGTCGACACCAAAGTAAAGCACCAGGAGTGTTTGCAGCAGTAATCTGAAATGAACCAAGGTATTGTGGTTTACACAATATCTCTTTAATCATCATTTCATCAATATCGGTATGAAATAAATAATCATTAGTAATACGATCATATCTTGAATAGGGATCTAACTTTTCAATACAAGTACCAGAATCAACAACATTAGCATAATTTCTAAGAGACATAATCTCTTTAGTATCAAGCTCAGCATTATTCGGATTGTGAAGACCAGTCATATCTCTAAAAGCAGATCTTAAATTGTCGATAAAATCATTGGTAACGAGTTTAGCACTATCAGCAGTTTTATCAGCCAATTTAGTTATAATCCTAGACTCACCTTCAAAAGAAGATGTAGGAGCAACAGTGACAAAAGTCACAGTTTTAGGAGAAGACACATAAGCTTCAAACTCAGTGAACATTGCCTCAACAACAACGCTCAAAGTGTTTGTAACACCAGTGCCAACAGCTAAAGGGTTTAAAACAGCAATTGTCAAATTAGCCCAATTTCCAAGAGGACTAGTATAATCAACAGCTGGAGAATACCCAACAGCAGTAGAATCCATTGTAGCAAGATCAGTATTACAAAACCAAGGAACTTCAAGACAAACACTAGTGGCTTCATTAGCACCCAAAAAAGCATGAGGGCCGGACAAAAAGGTATTAATCATTTGTCCGCCTCTCAAGCTATAAGGACCAGCAGCAGTCTTTGGAGGAAGTACGGCAGCAAGGAGCAAACCTTGGTGACATATTGTTCCAGACAAAGACAATTTAAGACACATTTTCATACGAAAATATGAAGCCAACTTTATTAAAGCTGTAAGGGAAGGATTGGAAGAAAAAACATCAACAGGCAATCTATTCAAAGGTACAGTACCGGTTAAAGTAGAATATCTAAGGTCTGTCGTAGCCCAAGCATATCTAGACACATAAAAAGGTCTCTTAAGCCAAGGAGCAATATCGAGTTTGAATTGCGGATCTATGCAATGCAACTTCGGCCATTTATTATATTTCTCGGGGTACTCGACAGACGGCCTAGTTTGAACACGAGAATGGATAGCAGTTGATATAGGAGCAATGGTTTCTCCTCTATTAACATTATTAGAAACAGAATTAGTTTCTATACTATTATTATTATTATTATTATTATTATTATTATTATTATTACTAGTGAATACATAAGTTAGAAGAGCTTTCACTACACTAAACTAACTACTTTAGATAAAAAGTATTTAAATTATTGAGACGCAACGCTTGCCTTATCCTGCAATTTAACGAGATCGTCATCAATAAAAACATCATAAAACTTACCAGTGTCTCTTAAATGAAGTTGAAAAGCAACATCTGGTTCATCAATGAAAAGGGATCGAATGTAAGGAATTGACAAACGAGTAAATGGTACATTCTTGTCTTTAGCAAATCGTTCTAAATGATCTACATAAAGACTTCCATCTATCTCATGAAGGTACATTTCTCTCTGAAAAGACGCTATTTTACCTTCCAAAACAACGTCCATATTTTTACGACTATCAAACCACATAATCGAAGACAAAAGAGTTTCTTTAGACAAAGGACACATCACCCGACCAATCTTGGTATGATAACGAAATGTTCGCTTAAGAAAACTCAATTCTTCAACAGGTTTTCCTTCAGATGATATTTCACCTTTAGTACCATCAGTAAATTCCATATTAATAGATTCAAAAAACTTTTTCATAGTAAAAGCATTGAAAAGCAAACTCTTCGAAACGGATTTTCCATTAATATCTTTCAAAACACCAGATTTTGTTCCACAAAGTTTATCATCACCACAAACAAAATCAACTAATTCAAGAAAATCAGAAAGAATACATTTAACCGAATTAAGTTTACACTCTCGATAATAACTACAAGCTGAATAACACCTATTATATAAACTACCAAAAAGACCAGTAACCCATAAACCACTTGATGTGGAATGAGTAGTTAATCTATATTCTCTCAAAGTAACTATCCAAGCTCTAACTGTAATCTCCAAAACAAAACGCAAAACTTTAGGAAAAGCACCAATATAATGACTATCAACAACTTCCTTAACCATATCCTGAATCTGAGCAGCTTGACGACCATCAAACTGACCAACATCACCATCAAAAAGAATAGAACATTTAATCAACTTATCATAAATTTTCTCCCAATCTTTATAGGGATTCAAACCTATCATAACCTGATTAAACCATCTATTCTTAACAACATGTCTGAACAAATTTCCCATAGTCTTTTTCATCCAATATTGAATAATTATGTTACTAACTCTAAAAGCTCGAGGTTTATTAACTTTATGTTCTAAACGCAATTCATCTTTAAGAGTTTCATACATCAAAACTTGCTCTAAATCTACTTTATCATCATTAACATCACAAGCAAATTTATCAACATCAGCCTTAAATTTTGGAAAAAGACAACCATTTTCAAAATCAAAATAATCAGATTTAACACCATCAAAACCAATACCATTAACAGAATCTTTGTTAATAGGAGCTAAATTATCACCACCTTTGACCAATTCATAATCACTAATATCATCAAAATCTTCAATAAATACTTCCATAACTTTCTTAGCAAAATCAACTTCCTCAGAAGGAATAAGAGGAATTTGCTTATAAGCCTTACCTGCCATCTTAACAACAGTTGAAGGACCAAAAGCGTTCAAATTAACAGGAGCCTTAGTGGAATGAAAAACACCATGAAGTGGACTAGGTAACAAACTAGATTTATTAGGAACATGTTTAGTAAGTTTACCCATAAAAATAGCACCACTAAAATCAGTATCTTTAACATCTTTAGCAACAACATCAACACAATAAGACTCTTTATTTAATACATCTAAAATTTCATTCTTAATAGTATCAGATAACATAATAGCAACAGAAACATCAGGAGCTGCAGCAACATGAAATCCAACTACACCATAAAAAGGATCTACAATTAAACTACCACACATACCAGGAGCTGTAATATTCTGGTATGTTATATGATCACCATATCTAATAAGATGAGTTGAATTTCTAGAAGTTCTATAAACAACATCCTCAGGATAACTAACAAGAATATCAGAGATCTTACGAAAACCTCCAGAAGCAACAAAATAAGGATCGACAATAGTATTTTTATCAAAAAACTTAAAAAATTGTTTTGACAACTTAAAAGGTGATATAAACTCTCTAGGTAAACTGAGAATCATTATATCAGCAGACAAGTTGTCATAAACAACTTTAATAGGTATATTATTGCACATCATATTATTATTAGCTAATTCATCCCAATTACGATACAAATTACAAACACCATCGTTCTTAAAAGCACAATGACCAACTAATAAAATATAATGTCCAGATAAAAGACACTGAGAAACAGCAGATTTTAACTCACCGTCTTCATAATATTGGACTTCAAAAACAGCCATATGATCTTTAACAGCAGTAATAATGGTAGGAGTAGGCTTAGGATCAGGAACAGTAGTAACTTGACCATGCATAACAGCTAAAGATCTTTTAACTTTACAGTCAAAAGCATTTCTCCAATCATCAGTAACTGTAAACTTTCCATCAACAACACTCTTCTTCTTACTTTCAAACATTTTGGCTATAAAAGAAGTTAAAAAATATGAAGCAACACCATAAAACAAATTAGCCAACAAACTATCATAACTAATACCAGAAGCAAAGCTCTTAATTTTGCTAGGCAAAGAACTGACACACCACAGAATAAAATCAAAAAACAACGAACTATAATGCTCAAAAACATCAGAAAAACTTTCACCAATACAATCTTCATATTCATCTCTATTATGATGACTTCTAACTATACATCTAATATATTTAACATCATTATCAGATAAAGTTTGTTCATCATAAACAGAAGCATAAAAACTTAACAAACGCTCAATTATATAAGTCATCCAAGCAACAAGTTCGTGTGTATTTTTAACACCACAACGATTTAAACAGCCAATATGACAACCTGGAATAAAACTATCTACAAAAGTATTAGCTTTAGTGTCAAATCTCATATATTTAACAAAACCAGATAAAACACCATCCTCAACAACGACATTATCAAAATTAAAAACATGGCCTCTACGCCACAAAGCACGAATATCACTTATACAATCAGTCTTAGTCAAACCAGTAAGAGCAGAAAAACGATTAGTAGTTAATAACATAATCTCACTATTAAAAAACTTAGTATCTTTAAGATCAGCAGCAGCACAATCTAAAGGATATTTAATAGTAGAAACCATATTAATAATAGTACGCCACTGAGAAATACCTTGTTGACCTACATCATCTAATATATAAACTTCTTCATTATTATAAGCATCATGAAAATCCTTACCATCATCGACAGATTTAATTGAATGTGTGTAACGAGACTTTCCTAAAACTTGAGCAATCTTACCAAGCAAATACGATTTTTGAGTGCCAGGAGGGCCCTCAAGAACAATACAAACTGGTTCTTTACGAGTGCAACTCTCATAAGATCTAATAGACTTAACCAACCTTTTAAAGTCAGCAAATTTCAATTTAGCTACATTACTGGTTGTAAAATAATCCAACAACATCAAATCTTTATTAATAGCATCATAAAGTTGTAAAACAGACTTACGCCAATCTTCACTCTCAAGCTTACGCTTATCTTTACTCCAAACATTCAAATAATTCTGTATGTGAGTTAAAACCTGCTTCTTACACCCAAAAGAAAAAATAGAAACAAAAACAGATTTAACTCCTTCTGGCAAAAAATCAATTTGCATAACACAACCTAAAATAAAAGAAGAAATATCACATAAAATATCCAAGAAAAAGCCAGGAGCATCAAAAATGCGCTTACTAGTAAAAAGAGAAAGACGCTTAAGAATGCTCATCATACTATCAGGCATACCTAAAGTAACAGCAGCCATTAACAAAGTTTCTAATGACTCACCACTCATAACGCGAGAACCGCGAATCCACATAGAATAAAATCTCAATAATTGTGAAATAATAAAAGACTCATTCCAACTATTAACACTGGTAGAATTCAAACTAAGCAATAACGATACAATATCAAAAGAAAGAGCTGTAAACTCTTTATGTTTGCAAATATCGGTAACTACTTTAATACTATCTATTGTACTAGT